ACAACATCAATTAAATCATGGGCAGACGATAACATTCCAGCAGATGCATATGCAGGCGTCTATTATCCACATGGTCTATCAACAGACTTGTCAGGTAATGATGTAGTAATCCCAGCATCAGCAATTGCGCTACGCACTATTGCATTCTCAGATCAAGTGTCATTCCCATGGTTCGCACCGGCAGGTCTAACACGTGGTGTAGTAACAAACGCATCAGCAGTTGGCTATGTAAATGCAGAAAATGAATTCGTAAGAGTTCGTCTATCAGAAGGACAACGTGACGTTCTATATATGAACAGAATGAACCCAATTGCAGATATGCCGGGTACAGGTCTAGTAGTGTATGGTCAGAAGACACTACAATCATTCGCATCAGCAATGGATCGCATTAACGTAGCACGTCTAGTGAACTACATGCGCTTCAATCTTGATCAGCTATCACGTGGTTTCTTATTCGAACAGAATGATAAAATCACACGTGACAATGTTCGTGATGCAGTAGAACGTTTCTGTGGAGAACTAGTAACTACACGTGGTCTATATGACTTCTTAGTAGTGTGTGATGAATCTAATAACACACCAGCACGTATTGATAGAAACGAATTATGGGTAGATATTGCTATTCAACCAGTTAAATCAGTTGAATTCATCTACATCCCACTACGTATTAGAAATACAGGCGAAGAACTATAATAGTTCTTACATAAACTTAAATAAAAACCCTGCTTCGGCGGGGTTTTTTATTAACTACAACTTTAATATTTTAGTTATTTGATAAATACTTGCATGACTATAAACAATTAGTTTGCAAACTATATTATTAGGAGACATAACATGGCAAGAACATTAAGCAATTTCGGTGTGCCACTAGATACAGCGGGCACGGGTACTGGTATTCTACAGCCTAAACTAAACTATCGTTTCCGTGTTATCGTAACTGGTTTTGGCGGTATTACAGCCCAGACTGGCCCACAAGAATTTACACGGCAGGTGATGAATGTAACTCGACCAAAAGTTACACACGAATCAATCCCAGTAGATTCATACAACTCACGTATGTATATGATGGGTAAACACACATGGGAACCAATTACAATCACGTTACGTGATGACATTTCGAACAGACTAACAAAACTTGTTGGTTCGCAATTACAAACACAATTGGATCACAGATCACAATTGGGTCCACAAGCAGGTTCTGATTACAAATTCTCAACTCTTATTGAGATTCTAAACGGCAATGACGGCGCAGCAATTGAACAGTGGCAACTAGAAGGTTGTTTCGTACAGAACGCAGATTACTCACAGTCTGATTACGCAGTTTCAGATCCAGTAACTATTGCACTAACATTGCAGTATGATAACGCAACATTCAATGATGAAACGATTATGCCAAGTATTGGCCAGCGTAATAACGCAAATAGTGGTCTAGGTTAATAAGAGGTAATTTATAATGGCGGCACGTATCTTAGCGGATAGCAAAGGTGCTAGTAAAAGATTTGGTTTCGGTGTAGGAAATAAGAACCCAATCAAAACTGCACCGAAGCTAACTGAGCAGTGGTTTATAGAATTTATTGATACAAACGATAAATTAAAAGATATATCTGCACAAGCACAAAGCGTGTCGCCAATTACTATTCAAACAACCACGCAACCAATCGATAGATATGGGAAGCGTGAATATATTCCAACAAGAGTAGATTTTCCAGAAGTAACTGTCACATTGTATGATACAATTGACGGTAAAACTATGACCTTTGCAGAAGATATATATGCACAATTCTTTAAGAATGCAGGACTATCAATAGGATCAGGAACATCTACTATTGAAGATATTAATTCAGGTAGACATGTACCATTATCAGTGAAGACTGAATCTCATAAGAACTTTGATAGAGTAACAATATATCATTTCTTTGGTTCATTTGCAGATGGTGGCAGTGGTACAATACAACGCATTGTTTTAGTAAATCCTATCGTGACAAGTATTACATTTTCTGAAAGTGATTATACAGGCGGCTCTTTACGAACCATTTCAATTACACTACAACCAGAAAATATTATCTTTGGCACACCTGAAAAAGATGTAGCTAATCCCAGATGGATTCAAGACGGTGAACCTACATCAAAAGATTCATTAAGTGTAGATAACTCACAAACGCAACAACAAAAAAATAGAAACGACTTGGGATCAACAGAGATCCCTACTCCTAGCGTATTCGAAGGGTCTACAAATACAGAAACGTTAAATGTAGGAACGATTGTCGGAACTTCTGATAATGAGCGTTTTACTACTAGACGAAAACTTTCAGATGAAGAAAAAACAAATGTACGTGAACTACAGCGTTCAAAAAGAGCATTAGATGCAGTTAATAATGATCCTAACTCGACAGAAGCAGAAAAACAAGCCGCATTAGAGCGTTGGCAAGAAGCAAAGCGTAACTCGCCTATTGTTAGTACTAATCCAAGTACTACTGACCTACCAGTTCCTGGACCAGTTGATACTTCTAAAGATTTATCATTAGATGGTCAAAAACTTGCCGCACGTGAGATACGTGACAATGCAACAGGAGCTGAAACTAGCCCAGAATCTGATACTCCACAAGGAGATTCAAGATCATATAATGAAAGTTATTCTGGTGTAAACATCGGCGGTGAGCCGTATATACCGGGCAAGCCAATGTCAGATGTCCAAATTGCAGCAACAAGTGCTAAAATTGCAATCGGAAATGAATTATCTGAACAAGAATTGAGAGATTATAATTCTGGTCGTGAGAGACAACAAAGAGCGGCTGCGGCACAAAGTGATTTAGAAAATCCAAGTACTAACGGCAGAATGACAGAAGAAGAACGTATTGAAGCAGAAAGACAGGCATCACAAAATAATATCAGTAATTTGAAAAAACAAACAAACAAGCCACAAGAACCAGAAATACCTTCTGAGGATGAAATTTCAAGAAATACAACCTATAGGGAATGGGCTGCTCATCTGAAAGAAAATTTACCTAATAGAGAATTTAGAGTAGATAAATGGATGCCGGACTCAGACGGTTTACTTGGGCGTCCTATTACGAGCATTACGTTATCGGAAAGTGATCCAGACTGGCAAGATTATATAAGTAAATATAGTGATGAAATAGGGGATAATTTGTCAGGATCAGAAAAGATAGCATGGCTTTCTGACCGAAATCAAGCACAGTCCAAGTTAAAAAATGATATGGTATATGGCATCGTGGATTCGCTAACCGGTAATCCTACATATCAAGAGATACATATTAATATATATTCTCCGTTGGGAGAAGTTTTACATACTGGTACTGTTGGGATAATGTAAGAGATAAATGATATGAATATAGATGTTGTAGTAGCGAAATTAATAAAACGTGGTATGGTAGAGAGTAACGCAAAGAGATTTGCCGCTAAATTATTGGAAGAAGCCAACATATATGGAGTTGACTTATCAGTGTTATTTGAAGACATACAAAATGCTTCATTATCACAGCTCGGAGATTTTTTATCTAATAATATAGGTGTAAAGGGATTTATTACTGGGAAAGCACCTAGAAAATCATCAAGTGATATTGTGTCAAGAACAATAATTAAATGAGTAAATATCATCAGGGCAGATATAAAGTCCAAAACAAACAAAAGTATGCAGGTGCGGGAGAACCAACGTTTAGAAGTAGTTGGGAACTCACCTTTATGCAGTTTTGTGATAATAATCCTAACGTAGTTGCATGGGCTAGTGAACCTGTAAAGATCAACTATATGCATCCGTTAAAAGGTAAGCTAACTGTTTATGTTCCTGACTTCATTATTACATATATTGACGCAAAAGGAAATAAACTAGCAGAAGTTATAGAGATTAAACCATCTTCACAGTCGAGGCCTGAGTTAGCACGTAAGAGAGGTGAAGCACAGCAAGTAGTTGTTAACTATGCAAAATGGGAAGCAGCAACTAAATGGGCGAAAAAGAGAGGTATGCGTTTTAGAGTATTGAATGAAGGAGATATCTATCAGAATACTAAGAAACCTAAACCTAAGAAACCCCGTAAACGATGAAACTCAATAATATTAAAAGAATTGTAGAAAAGAATACATTAGTGTTAATGTATGAACCAGGTGCAGGCGGCGATTTTCTAACTGCATTATTAAGTATTGATCCAAAAATAAATGGTACTAACGCTGAAATAGATTTTTTCTCAAATGGCAGAATTAAAGCTACAAAAACTAAAGCATCAGTGTATGTAAATAAAACAGTAAATGATTATGAGTTTTATGATAACGAAAGTTATTTTGAAAAGTTAAAAACTCAACTTGTGACTGATTTATTTTCTGATTTAGTTACTAGTAAGAGTAAATTTATATCCAAGATACATCCTTACTTCAATGACATTGTTAATTTAGAAAGATTACAGGATTGCATACAAAAAAATTACAAAAGCAGTTCTAAAATAATGCTTGTACGTGACAGAGACATTGCAATGAGTAATCATATATACAAGAATGAAATATTAGAGGGCGAAATATATTATAGTGAACAATGGTATGAAATGTACAACACATTAAGAGCTAAACACGCAGACATACATACTATCCGCTTTGAAGATTTAATTAGACGACCATTATACACTCTAAAAAAGATATATACTATTATGGGTTATTCAGAAAGTGAAATTGAACACAATTTTAGTATAAATGAAGAACGTTTAAAGGATATATATGTCACATATATAAAAAATCAGAATAACATAGAGCCTGTAGAAAGGTATTGGAAATGACAAAGAAATTAGAAGAAACATTTAACATAAATCCGTTAGAGGAAGAAGAAGAAGCTAAAGAAACTCCTACAATTGAAGAAAGCAGAGACTTGACTGAAATACTATCAAGTGAACTTGCTAATACAGATAAGATTGACGCTTCACTGCCAATGGTTCAAGGATTGAATGATCATGACAAAGACATGGACGACATTCATCAGAAAGCAATTAACACATTTGAAGAACTAATCAGTCTGGGTATGAATGTTGAAGTACATGCTGGTGCAAAGTTAATGGAAACAGCAAATCAAATGCTAAAGACTGCAATGGAAGCTAAAGATAGTAAAGTAGATAGAAAGCTAAAGATGTTAAATCTACAATTGAATAAAGCTAAATTAGACCTAGCAGTTGAAAAAGAAGAAAAGAAAAATAAAACAGAAGATGATTTTGAAACTGAAGGATCAGTGGTTATGGATCGTAATGATTTACTCAAACGCCTTGCCGCCGCCCAGCAAAAAATTGATGATTCTGATAAATAAGAATAGATATTAATTGGAGCGCACCAATGAAAAGTTTTAAAGAATACTTAACAGAATCGACAAATGAACACAAAATGACTCTACGTTTTGCGTCAGACCTTGCAGAAGGAGACGTAGACCGTATTGAGAAATTCTTAGGCAAGTATGACCTAAGAATAATTTCACGTGTTTCAACAACACCGATAACAAAAAATCCTCTATTCTTCTCAGAAGAGGTAGCAAATACAACAGTTTCAAAAGTAGATATCACAACTGGTTATCCAATGTCAGCAGACATTCTACGCCAGCAACTATCTGACTTATTAGAAATGAATATTACACATATCGCAGTACACCCAGAAGGCTGGGAACCAACAGAAGAACCAGAAACAGAAGGTGATAAAAAAGCACTACTGGATTCAGAATATGATGATACATCAGATAATGGTGAACATTATGGTCGTACATTCGTAGATAATTTCTTAAAATCTTTATCGAAACGTGATGATCATGATAAAGCAGAAGTAGAAAATGCTTTAATGCCAAAACCACAACGTGATAAAGGCGGAGACATAATGTCAACTGATGATGAAAAAAGTGTTTCTGTTATCTCAGGAGATGAAGAATGAAAAAACATTATAATTTAACAACTACAGAAGATAACGGCAGGTCTCTTACAACAACTAATACTAGTTCAGAGTATCCAGAAGAAATTGTAAGACTTTTAGCACTAGCTGGTCAGGGTATGCCACAAGTTGCTCCTGCACCGGCAGAAGATAACTGCGGTTGTGGGCAGACACCATGTGTATCATCAGAAGCAGCAGTTGAAGAAGAAACAGAATACAAAGCAACACCAGCAAATGATGAACTTGACTTAGATGATTTCTCGAAAAAGACAGCTAATTCTATTTCACGACAAAAGAAACGTCTGCAACCAAGTGCAGGTGATAATCCACTAGAATATTCAGTTAATGAAGAAGAAATCTATGATGCTTTAATGGCAGATGCGGCAGAATTCGGTCTTGTTGACGAAGCACATGGTGATGTAGAATTTGGTATGTTCTCAAAAGAAGGCAATGCACAAGTTGAAAACATTATTCAGTATACACTAAAGGATTTCGAAGATGCAGCAGAAAACGCAGGCAATAGCGACCGTGATGCTCTGCGTATGGAAGCACTGAAAAAATTATTCAGTGAATTAGAAGATTTGGGAGAAGACCCAAGGCATGAAGAAGCAACAGATACAGATGTTCGTGAACGTGCTGCAGCATACCTAGATCAAGGTATCATTCGTATTATGAATGTGCTAGATAAACAATAAGCTCTACCAATTGAGCGGCCCAAGAGAGCGTCCTTCGGGACGCTTTTTTATAAATACATATAACACCGTAAATTAGGAGATGCTAAAATGGCAAATAAATTCAGAGGCACGACTTGGAATAATGCAAGGTTTGGTCCAAAAATACAAATAAGAAGATCGATTGATTTGGCAGAGTTGGGAGATTTCGGAGACATCACCGAAAATCCATCTGATTTGCCAACCTCAGGCGCAACACACCGTAAAGCAACGGGCGGATCAACATCCGCAACACGAGGTTATACAGATTTACAAGGGTTATTTGATACAGTAGTTGACACCCAAGATATGGGTGCGATTGCAGATGCAACAACACCTCATCGAATTTGGAGTTCAACAGGCGCAATCACAGATGTTGTAACATCTGCTCCGACCGGTATTCTCCCTGTGGATCAAACAGTATATGAATTGGAATCTACGTATGCTGGCGGTAATAGCGGAAACGGAAATATATTTAATGTTACAAATACTGGTACGGATACTGTTACTATTACTGGACTTGCTCAGAACTTCACCGCCACAGGTGAGAATCCAGGATTTACAGTAAAATATAAAGAAGGCGGGTATAATAGTAGCGGTAGTAATTGGGTCACAGCAGGAGTAACTGGCACTTTCACTCCGGAGAGTTCAGGTACCCCAACTGTATTAACTTTCGCATCAGAT